CATATTTAGATTATCGTGAATGGATTTCAGATTATCTTGTAACAGTAGTTGTAGTTGCAGGTGATTGGAGTGACTATAGAACTTTATCTAATGATACAACATTTAGCAAATATTTTAATCGTAATGGATTAATAAAAACAACAGTAAATGGATTCTTAAATGAAAGAACTGTTAATGTGCTTGCAAAATACGATTGTTCATTAATACCATATTTTAAAGATTTGAATAATAAAGATATGTATATTAAAAATGTTATCAATAATAATACAGATAAAACTGGATTATTCTGTACATATAATGAAGATTCTTTATTAGAAGCAGATTATAAACTTGGTAATCTTGATGTTATCGGTGATGCTATTGTTGGTGAAAATAAAAATGACATAAATTTTATGTCATACAATGTAACACTTAAAGAAGAACTTACTTATGCACAAAAATATTTGGATTCTGCTAATAATGTTATTACAAATAACATTGATAGTTATACCCAAGATTATTTAGCTGATGGTGTAAATGATAGATCGGGTGTTTTTACAAATGGACACATCAATCAAATATATTTTAATTCTGGTGCTACATTAACAGGTGATACCACATGTACAGTTGTAGTTGCTGATAATGGAACTGATGCATATTATGTTATTGGTGGTGAAGTTATTAGTGGTTTTACTACAAGTACAATTTCATTACCTAGTGTAACTAGCATAGAAGGATCAAAATATGATGTTCTTTATTTGACAAATGATAATGTTGTTAATGTTCTTTATGGATCAGCTTCACCAACAACTATAGGTGCAATAAAACCTGATTTCAATTATAGCTTAAATGATACAATTATATTAGGTTATGTGAAACACGTGAAATCTGGTGCAACATATACATTAGAATATTTCCCTGTATCTTTAAATACCAATTTAAATACTGGTTATATTCCAATTGGTGTAACTACTGGATATGAAACAATTGTAACTGATGGTTATGATTCAACAGGTACATATTTAAACATAGAATTTGGTGGTACATCAGGAAAAACAGGTGTATATAACGATTATAATTACATTAGAACAATATTTGCATTTAATGAAATTTATGATAATATTTCAGAAGAAAGTGTTTTAATTAAATATGGTGCATCTTTTGATACTGGTGACAAAGTTCCTGTAATTTCTGTTGTTCCTGTTGATGCAACATCAACAACAAATGCAAGTATTAAAATATATTGTGAAACACCAGAAGATTGTCATAATGGTAACGAATTCTTATTATATTATATAGATAATGAATTTTTATTACACCCAGCAGTTATAAATACTAATACTTTAACAACAAGATATGATGTTTTAGGTACAACTACAAAAGTTGGTATTGTTGCAAAATATTCACAATTGTATTTAGATTACTATAATGGTGTTATAAATAACTTAGATTGTTTCTATGTTAATAATACAGGTACAACAAAGGTTTATTTAAAAATGTTTATTGATCAAAATGATATTTTAACAGTTAACTTTTTAACTTCTGTGAATCCTGATACTGCTTATGAAGTTGATAAAGATGATTGGGCTAATTCAAATAAATATAATAACAAATTAATTATACATTCAAATAGAAGCAATTGGGAACAATCTGTTGAAATTGAAGAAGTAATTACTGATGGTGGTGATCTTACAACTTGTCAAGCTATTAAAGTTGATAAAAATAGATATTCTGAAGTAACAAGAGGTAGCTACTTAGCAGCTTATTATGATGAAGATTATTACGCAGCACCAAATGGTCAAGGTTATTTAGATGGTTCAGTACCTAGAAAATTAACACGTATTATAAAAGTACAAAATGATCCATATAACGTTGATCTTAAAATACTTTATACCGATCAGCCAATTAAAATAGTTGACTATAATATGGCAACAGGTACAACTAATATAGACTATCAAACATTCACATATCCATCAATTGATGCTTATGTTGATGAATATAAAGCATTAAAAATTAGTCCATTTGTTGTACATACAGATTCTATTCCTAATGGAACTGATGCAAGACAAAATGAAATATTGGATATTATCGCTTATAATACAAATCTTGCAAAAGCTTTGGCTGATAAGAATAAAATAACTTGGAGATATCTTGTTGATTCATTTGGTTTAGGTCTTGTTCCATCTGAAGGATTCGGTTCAAAACAACAATTGGTTGACCTTTGTGGAAAGAAACTTAACTGTTTAGGTTTTATTTCAATGCCATCTGCTAAAATATTTAGAGAATCAACTAATCCATCGTTTGTTAATGAAGATGGTACACTTAACTTGGAATATGTTAAAGCTGGTGCTGATGATAGTAAAAACCCAGATTTTTATTACCAATTCGGTCAACAACATGGTGAAATTGATGGTAGAAGTTGTGTAGGTTATTTCTTCCCATATATTAGAATATACGATAACGGTATTCCAAAATGGGTTCCACCTGCTGCTTATGCTGCAACAACTTATATGCAAAAATTCGTATCTAATGTTGCTGGTTTAGTTCCTTGGACTATTTGTGCAGGTATTACTAATGGTAGAGTTCAAAATATTACAAAAACAGAAATGGACTTCACTGAAACTGATCAAGAATATTTGTATCAAATGAATGCAAACCCAATATTGTATAAAATCAATAATGGTTATTGTATCAATTCTGAATCATCAGCACAAGTATATCCATATTCATCACTTAGTTTCTTGCATTCAAGAGAAGTGTTAATTGAACTTGAAAATAGAATTTATGATATGCTTCTTAGATATCAATGGCAATTTAATACACCTGAAATCAGAGCTGAAATTAAATACCGTGCAGACAAAATCTGTAAAGATATATTAGATAATGATGGATTCTATGATTTCTGGAATGTTTGTGATGAAACTAACAACACAGATTATGTTATTGATTTACAGATGGGTGTGTTGGATACTTATGTGGAAATCGTGAAAGGAATGGGTATCATTGTTAATAATATCACAATTATGAAAAAAGGGGATATCAAATCTATGGGATTCAAATAATAGATAAAATATAGTTTAATTAAAAAGGAAGATGAAAATCTTCCTTTTTTTTATAAACAAATAAAAATATTTTTATATATAGGAATAAAAGATACATATTAATATGAATAATATAGAAATAATTAAAAAGGAAAATGGTCCATCAGGAAGAATGTATGTTGAAAAATATGTTAGAAATAATTATTCGGAAATATATGAAGATATTATAAATTATTGTAATATTAATAATTTAACTGATTTGCCATTTAAAGAAAAAGTTTATCATTATGTGAACGATATTAAACATCATATATATTGTGAAAATCCAAATTGTAATAATTTAGTCAAATTTAAAAATTCTACTATTGGTTATTATAAATATTGCTCAATTGCTTGTATAAGTTGTGATCCTAAAATTAAAAAAATAAAAGAAGAAAAATCATATGAAAAATATGGAACTAAAGCACCAGGAATGAATTCTGAAATAATAAAAAAAACAATTAATACAAATATTGAACGATATGGTGGCAATAGTCCAAAAAATAATATAAATGTTATAAAAAAATCAAATATAAAATTTAGAGAAACAAAAAAAAATAATTTAATTCAAAAATATGATAATGTAATATCTGTTGATTATGAAAATAAAAAAATATATTATAAATGCGAAAATAATCATATTTGTGATATGAATTTATATATATTTCAAAATAGAAAAAAATTAAATACAATAATTTGTACAATTTGTAATCCAATAGATTCACATATATCTGGTCAAGAAATATTATTACAACAATTCATTAAAGAACAATATAATGGTGACATATTATTAAATGATAGACACATTGGAAAAGAATTAGATATTTTTTTACCAAAAATAAATATTGCATTTGAATTTAATGGAATCTATTGGCATAATGAATTATATAGATCATCAACATATCATTTAGAGAAAACAGAATTGTGTGAAAAAAATGGAATTAAATTAATTCACATTTATCAAGATGATTGGACATATAAAGAAAATATAGTTAAATCCAGGATTATTAATATTTTAAATTTAACACAAAATAAAATATTTGCAAGAAAATGTGAAATAAAAGAAATAACTGATAATAATTTAATTAGATCATTTTTAAATGAAAATCATATTCAGGGATTTATTGGTTCTCAAGTAAAACTTGGATTATTTTATGATAATGAATTGGTATCATTAATGACATTTGGTAAGCAAAGAAAAAATATGGGAATAAAAAGTGAAATTGATACATTTGAAATGTTAAGATTCTGTAATAAAATAAACACGAATATTGTTGGTGGTGCATCAAAAATATTTAATTATTTTATTAAAAATTATAATCCAAAAGAAATAATAACATATGCTGATAGAAGTTGGAGTAGTGGTAATTTATATAAGCAATTAGGATTTGAATTAGTACATAAGACACAGCCAAATTATTATTATATTGTTGATGGAATAAGAAAGAATCGTTTTAATTATAGAAAAGATATTCTAATAAAAGATGGTTTTGATCCAAATAAATCTGAACATGAAATTATGTTAGAAAGAAAAATTTATAGAATTTATGATTC